GGATCGGCCTTGGCCACCATCGGGCCCGTCGGCCTGCGCTATCGCATCACGGCCTTCAGCTCGACGCTTATGGTTGTTGAGCGCCTGACCTCGTCCGGATCTGTCGATTCGGGTTGGCCAGGTTTTGATCTGACCGAAACCGTCAACGGGCTGATTACCCTGGACCCGTCGAACCTGGAGGGCGGCTATCGTGGCTGGTTCAGCTGCGCCCCGAAAGGCGAACTGGTCACCGAGATTGAGTGGACTGTATTTCACCCAAATGGCCTGTGCGGCATTGGGCGGGAAGGGCAGATCTACCCGGTCAGGTCGTTCCATGCCTTCGAGTTCCGCGACGCGGATACGGCCGGGCCTGTGACGGTGATTGAGAAAGAGCACTACGGCGGGACGCGCGACGCGCAAGGCTTCACGTATCGCACGACCCTGCCTTACCCGATGAATCCTGAGGCTCGAATCAAGAAGCGCTTCGTCAGTCAGCCAGGCCGCATCGACTCGGAAAAGCAGGACGACATCAGCTGGTATAGCCTGCGGAGCCTGCGCCAGGTTCGACCGACCAGTTACCCGGGCATGACCGTTATGGCGCTGCAGATCCGCAGCGGTGATCGCTTGTCGGCTCAGTCGGAAAGCCAGGCCAACCTGATTGGAACCAGGATACTGCCGATCTACACCGGTGGCGCCTGGACCGCGCCGCAACCAACGCGCGGCATCGTGCCCTGGTGCCTGCATGTCCTGAAATCGCTCGGGTACACCGACGCCGATATCGACCTGCCCGAGTGGGATCGATTGCACACGGTGTTCGAGGCCGCCGGCCAGTATTACGACGAGGTAATCGACGACACCAGCACGGCAAAGGACCGGCTGAACAATGCGCTGGCTTGTGGCTTTGCCGAGCTGACCATCAAGAACGGCTTGGTCAGCCTGGTGCGCGACGAGCCCCGGGCGGCATTCGATATCACCTACGGTCCGAAAACGCAGACCTACTCGCCGCAGAACATGACCAAGGGTCTCAAGATCGACGGGCCGCTGCCATCAATCAACGACTTCGACGGGGTCGACGTTGAGTATTACTCGAACCTGACATGGGCCTGGGAAACCGTTCCCTGCCGCTGGCCAGGTGATGCGGGACTGAAGGTCGAGAAGGTCAAGCTGCCAGGCGTCGGCGACCGGAATCGCGCCTACCAGTTCGGCATGCGTCGCCGCGGTCATCAGCTGTTCCGCCAAGACACCTACAGTTGGGAAACCGAGCTGGCCGGCATGAACTCGGGCTACCTGAGCTTCTGTGCCGTTGCGAGCGACACGCCTGGTCTTTGCCAAAGCGCTCAGTTGCGCAGCGTCACAGCAGTCAGTGGCGGCTTCCTGCTGGAATCGACCGAGCCTATCGACTGGTCTGCGCCCGAGGCGTACCGAGTCGGCATTAGCCGTCCTGATGGCTCTCTCTCTGGGCCCTTTCCGGTCACAGAGATTGACGAATACCACCTGCAGGTCGTCGATCTGGATTTTGCGCCGGACACCAGCATGACCCTGGAGCTGCCGCAGCTGCTGATAGGCCCGGCGAGCAAGTGGGCTTATCCGGTCCTGGTGAATAGTTCATCTCCATCCAACGGCAACGTGGCGTTGAAGGGCATGCCCTACGACGAACGCGTTTACACCTACGACAACGCTCCGGCACCGTAAGGACGACACATGATCCAATACCCGGAAGGTCTGCCTCTCCCGTTGAGGGAGGGGTATGGCTTCGATCCTGTCAGTCCGATGGTCAGTACGCAATTGGTGACCGGCAGGAAAATCCGGCGCCGCGCCTACCAGAACGTACCGACCCGAACTTCTGTCACTTGGTTGCTCAGTGCGTCCGAGGCGCAATTGTTCGAGGGATGGTTTGAGCATGTGCTCGTTTCTGGAACGCTGCCATTTGAGTGCCCACTCAAATCACCGCTAGGCCTCGAAAACTACCAGGCGAACTTCGACGACATATACCGCGGGCCAGAGCTGGTTGGCGTTGATCATTGGCGGTTTACCGCGGAACTCTGGCTACTCAAGCGACCCCTTATAGGTGCCGAGTGGGTTCTGTTTGCTCCAGAGTATGTGCTCTATTCCAGCATCTTCGACAGGGCCATGACTCAGAAGTGGCCTCGCCACGTCGACTGATCATCTTCACGCGCTTCGCTAATTTCCACCGGCACCCCGCCGGAAAACTTAAAACACATCGCTCGCGACTCCGCCAACATTGCGGCGGCGCCGGCGTGCATGCGAGAAAATGCCCATGGCTTACAACACCGGTAACGCACCCGGCTCGACCCATCCGAAGGATTTGATCGATAACGCTGAGGATTTCGATCTACTGCTGACCGGAGGCACTGCCCCTGTTCCAAACCGGCTGGGAGTTCCACTCAAGTCCTGGAAGGGGATGGAGAGCGAGCACGACGCTGATCAAGTTCGGCGCGAGGCTGAATTTGATGCTGACCAGAGTCGGCGCGAGGCTGAGTTTGATGCTGACCAGAGTCGACGTGAATCCGAGTTCGATACCGCCCAGGCAGATAGAGCCGATCGATTCGATGAATTCATTGCGACTTCCGGTTATGACGTAATTGGTGATTACGCCTCGCAGCCGGTTACGTTCACTGAACGAAATCAGATCATGCTGAAGGATGGCGAGCTGTGGAAGCCGAAAGCCTCTGTTGCGCTTCCGTATGTGACGACAGGCGTATGGGGGGCCGAATCCATCAACTTCGTCTCTGTGGGCGATGCCGCTTTACGCCAGGAGCTGTCGAGGAAACTTGTCCCCAATGCTGTCGATTCTGGCGCGACGGGTACAGGCTCGGCGGACCAAGCAGGAAACCTCAATGCCGGAATCAATGCATCGTGGGCGATGGATATCAACGCGGGGATCTACCCGCTTTCGAGCACCGTTACAGCAAAAGGAAAGGACTTGGAAACTAGGGGTTCAGTCATGGCAATGCCGGTTGGCGGGGATCCCCTTCTGGCTCACGAGCAAATTGTCGATGGCGTTCTCTTCCCGCAAGAGGCTTACCAGAAATACGACGCCTCTTTCTTTTGGAAAGTGGGTCCGGTTATCGCATTCTGGGGTGATTCCAACACTGCGTTCTGCGATGCCACTGCCAATCGAGTATCCGTACTGGGCGAGGGATCGACACCCGCCAACGTAGAGATGAAACTGCGCGAGTATGTCTACTACGCTGAAGGCCGCGTCAGGGGGGACGGCTCGCCCGGCCAAACTGCTGAGTTCGGATGGGCTGGCCTTGAGGGAGCTATCTCTACGTTTCAGCCGCAGGTAATGGTGCTGGCCTGGGGGACCAACGACATTGCGCAGGGTTATACCCGCGAGCAGTACTTGGACTTCATGCGGCTGCAAATCGAGCGACTGCTGATCGGCGGAATTCGGCCTATGGTGCAGTCTATCCCCTATCACGGAACCGAGACAAATCGCCTCAAAGCGGTCGCATGGAACAGCAGCCTGAAAAAGCTGTGCGACTTCTACGGCATCCGATTCATTCCGCTTTATAGCCTGTTCGCCAATACCACCAGTTATTATTTCTGGTCGGACAACGTCCACTATCAGGCGCCCGCCACGCGCATGATCTCCCAGATTGTCTGCGATGCGATCCTAGAAGAGTACGGCCTTCCAAAGGATCGGTTCAATGTGAACCTGGTGCGGCGCGGCGCTATTGGGATTGATGGGTCGTTCGGACTTTCCGGGCTTCGCCATAGCGGCGGGCGTCCGCTGACTGTGGTGCAAACACCCAACATCTATCTGCGCCAGTTTTACCCGTATTCGATCAAGGTTCCTGCTGGAACTGAAGTCCACTTTCAAGCAGCAGGTCCATTCTCAGCAATCTTCAATCGACCTGACGGTCCGGCCTCCGGTTACAAAGTTAACGGAGGTACAACCACCACCCTGACCCGTGGCAACACCATTGGTATCAACAGCATCGCTTCACGCTTCGATGGTAGCTATTCCAACTTCCGCGTTTCCCATGACACGGAAGATCTCTACCTGGTTGCCACTCATTCCATGGCCGAGTTTCCGGTGGATCTGCGGTTTTCAGCAGCCGAAGTTTCCAGCTCCCAGTTCATTCCAGGTCAACCGATCACGGTAACCGATGGCATGAAGGCTTTGCAGACGGTCATGCAGGATGCCGCCGCCGGGCTGAAGGGTACGGCATTGAACAGTTCGATCCCGAACGTCGGACCAATCGCTGTCAGGACCGCTATCACTGCGGCGGCAGAGGGCTTCTTGTTTCTTCAGACCGGGACAGTTGGCTGGTGGCGCTGGGCAACGGGAGCCTGGGTAGCAATGTAAAATTGCAGCCGCAGTCAGGGCTGCTGGTTTTCGGCTCGAGCCCGTGGGTTACACGATCCACGGGTGGTGCGCTCCATTTACCCAATGCTCAAGAACCTCTGCGACACACTCTGTCGCCATTTCAGAATAGCTCGACAGGTCTTTACCATTGTCCTTCAATGCTGCGGACTGGCCCAGCTTGAAGATAACGTTCGTAGGGTCAAAGAAACTTCCTCCGAAAGTTTTCGCGCCTTTCTTTACCACATCGATGCAGCGCCTTCTGGCGTTACGCACTTCTTCTGGAGCTGACGCATCAAAATGCGAAACCCAAAGTATCGGTTTTTCGTCGAGTACGCTGGTTATTTGAGATATCACAGAAATGAGGTATGAATCAGGAATTTGACGCTCAATGACGTCGGACGACTTCACAAGCTCAATTTGGTTGTATGAGCTTAGTAGCTCAAGGTGTGCCTGGTAAGCTGCAAGGTTTTTCTTTGCAAAGTGTTCAGTGTAAAAGCACTCATTGTAAGTTACTTCTGTCAGATCACTTATCTCAATAATAAAGCTGTCATGCTTATCAATGAAGCCAGAGTATTCCTTGATTTCATTTTTGTGTTGCTTAAGATATCCAGGCTTTGTGGCGCTCTTGATCATTGAGTCTTCTGACATCAAGTAAAGAAGTCCAGTTGGCATTGTTTCTTCTGCGCCGTTGTAATGCTTTATCGATTGCAAAATTTGAGAAGGGTAATGTAGTTTGTGGGGGAATATTGATAGGCTGCTGTTTGCATTGTTTTTAATTTTAATGAGCGCCTCAGCGATCCGATCTGTTCCAAACCCTAATGTGCTCATTTGTTTGTCCGCGTGATAAATGTAAGTTTTAATAGGTTTCTAAAATTATTCTGAGGATTCTACTGAATCGCGCTCCCCATGTGTATAGGTCCTGCCATGTCGGGCGACGGCTGGCGGTACCGGGTGACGATGGGGCTGACTTAGGTCACAGGCCCATAGACAGGCTACCAACATCCCTGTTCTTTGCCTCCTATTCTGGTCGAGAAAAATGGGTAAAAGAATCCCGCATTGTGCGGGATTTGTATTAGATAAAGTAAAATCCAGTCGCAGCAAATAATAGGCCGGTGGAAAGGTGAAACATTGGTTTGCGCAGCAGGCTAGAATAACGTTTCTTGTTGTGAATCCAGCGGTGGCTGCCAGTATAAATCCATGAGCGGTACACTTCAGCCAAACAACTCATAGCTTCGTCAGAAAAGTGAGCGAGATCATCACCATTCTCTTTAAGCGCTTTGTGCTGGCCAAGACTGTTAACCACATTGGTCGGGTCAAAAAAACTGCCGCCAGTTTTTTCGGCGCCTCTTTTAACAAGATCAATGCATCGCTGCCTTGACTCTCGAACCCGGGCTGGGGCTGATGCATCGAAATGGGAAACCCATAGGATGGGTTTGTTGTGTAGGAATTTCGATATATCAGACATTACCGATATAAAATACTCGTCCGCGACCTGTCTGGCTGTTATGTCCGTTGGGTATACATAATCAATCAAACCTTCAGAGTTAAGGTTTTGTAACTGTTCGCTATACTCTGAGAGGTCGCGTCTGGCGAAGTACTCTACGAACATTCCGCTGGAATGTACCAGTTCATGCAATCCGCTTAGTTCAATAATGTATTTGTCGAACTTTTTCGTGAAGCCTTTGTGTTTTCTAACTTCGATAGTGTGAGAGGAAATAAAGCCAGGCCGCATGGCGCTTTTTCTTATTGAGTCTTCAGACATAAGATAAAGGAGCTTTTGCGGAATGGCGTTGTGGCCATCGTAGTGTTTCAAGGCTTGCAGAATTTGAGAAGGGTAATGAAGGTGGTGTGGAAATTTTTCCAATCCACCAAACCCATTGCTTGTCAGATTCTCGCATGGCCCTGCGACTCTGCAAGTACCGATTGCGAGTGTATTTATTACCCTATCCATGGATGACCCTACTGCCTTGTATTGAAGTTGCCGGATGAAAAACAAAGGCGCAAATCATACGTGAGTATTGGTTTAGATTGCCATTTAATTCGTCACAAATTGAAACACCATAATCACCCGCCTATGAGCGGTATTTTTTTACCTGGAGAAAAGTATGACTGCCATAGAAAAAGATCGCGACGTCCTCGCCCGCACGCTCTGGGGCGAGGCCCGAGGCGAAAGTCTTGCTGGCCAGATTGCCGTGGCCTGGACTATCCGCAACCGCGTAAACGACGGCAAGGCCAAGTCCTGGTGGGGGGAGGGCTATGCTGGCGTATGCCAGAAGCCATACCAGTTCAGCTGCTGGAACAGGAACGACCCAAACTATGTGTACCTGAGCGGAGCCAAGCCGATTCCGTTCCGCGAGTTTGCGCAGGCGCAGATCGCGGCTGACCATGTGATCTCCGGCAGGGTGCCGGATCCCACCGGCGGTGCCACGCACTATTATGCAACGACGATGCCGAAAGCCCCGGCCTGGGCGGAACGCGCCAAGCAGACGCTTAAACTTGGTCATCACGTCTTTTTCAAGGATGTGCCATAAGGGCCACTTGGCGTGGCGTCAGCCAATAGTATTTGAACAGGCCCCGAGTAATGTCGATGCTGTCGCTGAAGCGGAGCGTGATGGGGTCATTGATCCTCAGTTGGGCCTTGGTGGATCACGGCGAAGCCCGCTCTGCCGTTTCCTGTAGCGACCATCCCATCCCCAAAAATCCCCGAGATGGGTCTGTTCTGGATCACAACTATTTTTTGGCTGAGGCTGTTCAAGTCGCCTCGCACGTTGTTGATGTCATTTGCAGCTTCGTTTCTGATGGAAACAATTTTCTGCTGAAGATTTTCGATCTCAGTCTTTGCATTTGAAATGACAGTTGCATTGGCAGCAGCCTGTCCTTTTGCAGAGAACGCCTGAAAAATCGCTACCAGAGAAGCAGTAATTGCAACGCCAGAAGCAATGATGGCCATCAACGACTCAGTGTTATCCATTTCTCACCTCGTTTTTTGTTAGGTGGCACTTTAGCATCGGCATCCATGAAGGCGAAACTCTGGCAGTTTTCTTAGTCGCTGCTCCGGCTGGGCGCGGGGGGGGGCGTCGGGATTATGGCCTGGAAATCAAAACGGCGATTCTTGACCGCACTCGTCTAACGGGGGCGTCCGCACAAGGTCAGTTCCTCTGGTTCAGCGTGCCACTCTGCAGCTCGCGAATGATCCGTTCCTTTTGATCAAGGACCAGTGTCAGGCTTCGGATTTTGAAAAGCTGGTCGGTGGATTCCGCCTCCAGGTTCGCCATCCATGTCCGCTTCTTTTGGAGTTCGGCCGAAAGCTGGTCGTTCATTTCCACCAAGCTTGAAATATTTTCCTTTGCCGCCTGCAGCTGACGCTTTAAATCATGCACATCTTCCTCGAGCATGCTTGCGTAATGCTTGATGGTTTCCAGCCTGGTCGGGCTGCCGAGCCATTCGCTGGTGTCTTCGATTTCGTAGGGGTCCACGGTCGCGCCTTACGTATACTGTTTTTATATACAGTAATCGAGGTCGGGCGCGATAGCGAATGCTGGCGACAGAATGCAAAGCTGATCACTCCGGCGTCATCAGCACCGCGAGCGTCAGCTTGATGAATTCTTCGTTCTTATCGATCGTGTCCAAGGCGCCGCGGACGTTATCGGCGACGTCGGCGCCGCCGTGTTGTTCGACCCAATTGGACAGTTCCATGATGGCGGCTTCCAGGGCGAGTTGGTTTTCGTTGATTTTGAAAAGCAGGGAAGGGAGTAGGTCAGAATTTGGCATCGCGAAATCTCCGTGGAAATTTCAGCGTAGCAGTCTCTTGAAAAAAAGTGACGAACGGTAGGCAGGACGCCTGAGAAGGGAATGAAGCTCGTACCAATTTTTGTACCAATGACCGTGTATAGCAGGTTAAATCCGGGTATGCCTGAGTAGGCAAGTGCCCGGATTCATTGACTATTGTTACTTTGCCTTACCCCTTTAGAATCGCGGTGTAATTCTGTTCCAGGGA